TTCAGCAGTTGGGCAAGCATCTTGAGGGTCTTTCTGACGCCGCTATGCGCGACGAGGATGCGCTTCTCCGTCAGGAGCAGCTCGCTCTCAAGCTCGCCTCCGAGCGTGATGAGCGCCTCCGTCTCCATCAGGAGAAGAAGGTTGTGCGCGAAGCGGCGGAGGCTGAGCAGCAGAGAGTTCTCGAAGCTGCAGCAGTCGTACGTCGTGCCGAAGCTGAGAGAAGGGCGCTGCTAGAGCGCTACGCCCGGGAAGCCAAGGTGTTGGCCAAGGTTGAGAATGAGAAGGAGCAAGAGAGGGTGCATCAGCGCTCTCTTGAGCTCCGTGCCCAACGGGCACAAGCGAAGTTCCTGGCCGTCCAGGCCAGTGAGAAGGCTGCAAAGGAGCTTTCGGCGAAGAACAAGTTCGCCAAAGCTCTCGTAGCAAAAGCCGCTTCGGCACCTCAGTACTCTCAGCCGGTGCGCGTTCAGCCGCTTCCTGTTGGCTGCTATCCGGAAAGCGGGGGGCATTTTCGATACTGGGGGTTGGATCTCTTCCCTTACGAACAGGTCCAGTCTCACGAGAACGACGTTGTCTGGAAGAATCAGAGGAAGGAAGAACGACTTGAGCGCCTCGCGTGGGCGATCGGTCAAGATCCCTACCTCGAGAAGTATCTTCTCGACCCTAAGCTTCTCAGTCTCGAGCGTCAAGCTCTTGACGACTACGAGAACATTGTCACTGCGGAGTACGAGGCCGCTCTGCGAATCGGCGGCGGATTTTCCCTCGGCAAGCTGGACGCACAGGATGCGGCCGCTGCTCGCTTGAGGGAGGAAGCCCGTATGCCTGACCCCGAGCCTTCGGCTCCCCCTGCGTGTTTTCTCCCGCTGGTTCTGGACCCTGCATCCGAAGGTCAAAGCCTCCTTAGGTTCTTCGAGGCTGCAAACTTGGCCTATGAACTCGATGAGTTCGCTGAGGTCGTCATTCCCTCGGAAGTCATCAGCGCTGCCACTGACGGCGCTGTGGAGCCTCCTCCCGGAGAGCCCAGGAGTTGCCAAGTTCCTGTTAGTATGCTCACTCAGGTCCGGAAGCGCTCGCCGTTTCAAGGCGAGGGGCCCCGCCACAAGGTGGGGAACTTCTCACGCCGGAAGAGGGAGGCCATCAAAGTGGCCCTCTCTAAGGCGAATGGCGCTCGTGAGCGCTCGGATATGTACGCCGGGATGGTCGGAGACACCGTCGACCCAGAGGCGCTGGCCGAGCTCATTGACGTCATTCGTGAGCAAGAAGAAGAGGACAGGAGAGAGGACGAGCACGAGCGTGAAGTTGGCATCACCCTAGAGGAGATGCTAGTGGAAGACGAGTGCGAGCTCCTCAATCTTATGGATTCCCGTGGCGGCGGCCTCCACCGGGGTGCCGTCTTGTGTGGCAACACTCTTCTTAATCCTGAAGGTCCCGGTCTCGTTACCGAGTCCTCTCCCATCTTTGCACACTTCTGTGCTTTGGTGAAGAAGAGTGCGAAGGACCAGAACGTGCGGTGTGTGAGGATTTTTGGCCGGACGGTGGATCCCACCGACCCCACTTCTCTTTCCTCCGCGTTCGCGTCCCTCACTAAGGTCGCGAGGAAGGCCAAGGCTCCCGTCCGATTGGCTGTTGCTAGTCGTCGTCCCCCTACCGTTTGTGACGCTGTTGCTCACGGGGTCGGGGACACTGTCGTGATGAGGTCGCTTGCTGGGAAGAAACAGGTCGTGGTCCCCCGGGACTCCGTTCTGAGGACCCTGGTGAAAAACGACATCAATCCCATCAAGATCGCTTCTGTCGAGGTTGCCCCTGAGGCCCCTCTTACTCCTATCCAGGTTCTGGAAGTATTCCTCTCCTACGCAAGCAAGGAGGTCTCCTCTGCGGGACCTCACCCTACTGAGGAGGAGGTGAAGAACAGAGTTTTGGACAGGATGGCCCGTTGGGCCAATAGCGGTCAGTCCATTGATGAGTTCATGGCTGAGGAGAACGAGCGAGTCCTGGCGGCTGAGGAAAAGAAGCGAGAGGCTGAAAGCTCCAAGAAGGAGGAGCGCCTTTCGGTTCGAAAGGCGAAAGCGGCGGCGAAGAAGGAGAAGAAGCAAGTAGCTGTGCTGGCGTCCTCCGCCGGCAAGCCCCTGGTTGAGGTGAGTTCCCCTCCCCTCCCTGCTCCTCTTGCTCCCGTCGCTGCCCCCCCCCCAGAGCTAGAAACCCTGAGGGCCCGTCTGGCTGAAACTGAGCTTCAGCTCGGTAGAAAGGAAGGCGAGTTCTTCTTTGGCGATAAGCACTCGATCTCCTATGTGGCTCTGGCCACTGGAGAGCGTATCTTGGCTCCTGGGTGGAAATTCGATGCCTCTGGCACTCCTCTTGCCTCCGGTTGTCCCGTCTATTGTTATGTTCGCAAGAACCCCGCAGGGCAGCTTCGTGCTGTTGGCCTGAAGTCCATTCTCGTTCCTCAAGGCCCCGGCCTTTCGAAGATGGCCCATAAGGTCTCTCCTTGCGTGTTGAAGCTGGATCCTAAGGACCCCAATGCGGCATGGAACGCCCCTCTGGTCGCTGTGCGCCCTGTCGGGCAAAACCTGG